GCGCGACAAGCTGACCGGCCACGGTCTTATCGAAGCCCTCGCCTTTCATTTCCGCGTAGACTTCGCGAATGTCAGCCTTGATCGCGTCCTCTTCTTCCTTGAGGCGCAGAACACGGTCGATGAAGGATTTCAGGCGCGAGTTGCTCATGTCGACGCCCTTGCAGAACGGGAGCGCTTGGGAGCGGGGCCATAGATGTCGGGGCGAAGATCGTGCCGGGAAATGCCGGTGATACATTCTACCTCAAGGACGCGTTCAGCGGGGACGCGGTTTTGCGCCCATCGCGTCACCGTCGCCTTATCAACCTTCGCCTCGCGGGAAAGATCAATTAGACGCAGCTTCCTAGCTTTCAGAAGTTGTTTCAAATCGGTCGTCATCATGCCGTGTATAGTTGCACAACTATCAACCATTGTAAAGATGGTAAGTTGCACAATCCGTTAACGACGATGTTGCGAGGATGGTTTACGAAATTGCTATGAGCAATATTACGACTATCCATAAGGGCAAGCAGCCAAGAAGACCGCATTTCATCCCTGAATGGGCCGAGATGCGAAATCTCACGCAAGCGGACCTGGCTAGGGAAATCGGCGCAGATAAAAGTGTTGTGTCTAGGTGGTTCAATGGAACAACACCCGGCCTTGAATGGCAAGAAAAGCTGTCTGCGCTGTTCGCCTGCGAGCCTGAATCCTTATTCCGGCATCCGAACGATGATTGGTTCGCTAAATTCTTCGCAGATCGGAAACAGGAAGAGATCGAAAAGATGAAGCAGATGCTCGAACTCGCCTTTCCCAAAAAAACAGGGACTGGTGGATAGGCCGCGTCAAGCGCTCAATCATCGACATGTGAGGTAGCGGCGCTATCGCCGGAAGAGTGGGAACGGATTAAGGGCGAATAGGGGGCGGGATAGAATGGATTTTAACAATTCTACAGAGGTGATCGAGTTCACCATCAAGAAAATGCAGGAGAGGTTCAAGGGGAATAAAACCCCTATAACTATGGAAATGGCGGCAAACATCTGGGCCGAACTATTCGCGATCCAAAACCTGCTTATGGACGTTGCAAAGATAAGCGCTCTTAATATCTCACCGACTGAACGCAGCCAGACATATTTAGATTTTACACGCAGTCTACAAGTGTCTTTCAACCATATAGCTAAGTCAATCGAAGCGTTGGATGGCGCGAAATGATTGTTGATCCTTCAGTAATAGAGCTAAATGCGGAATTTAACCGAAAAATGCGAGAACTAATCGAAAACGCCGAGGATGGCTTGAAAGGTGGCGGCGGCAGTGGCACATTAGACGGTATGAACACTACCGACATCAACAACAGATTGCATCGCATCGAGGGTGGCTGGACCATATTCCAGTGGGCCTGCGCTGTTGTGACAGCTGTAATGGTTGGCGGCATGGGACTGTTGCTAGCTGTTCAGCTTTCGACGCAATCTGAGGTGAAGGCACTTTCCAGCCAAGTCGAAGCTCTTCCTGACAGGATAAACACAAACCTGGTGGAATTGAACCGGACGCTTTCGACAGCTATAACGGCATCGAAAAATCAGACGCCACAGGTTATTCTTGTTCCTGCTCCAGCGGTTCAACAACCACCTACAACAGCTCCAAATCAGTGATACCAGCCCCGCTTCGGCGGGGTTTTTCATTTGCATCTGCTAAAACGGCATTTGCCGCCGCTAGATGTGGTCCGGCCTGATCCAGCGGGGGAAAAGCTAGACTCGACACTGTGAAATTTATCAGGATAGATTGGGCGCGGCTTTCAAAGCGCGCTCTTGCTGGAAGAGTTTGGGAGGTTGAAGGCAGGGGGACGGTAAAATGAAGATTAAGTCAGGTCCGTTAATCACGATATAAGATCGTTCTTTACCTATAACCCTACAGCGGATAGACTGCGCGCAAAGGGTGATTTATGACAAGTCAAGCGAAATATAGATTTAAAATTGATGGTTTCGCGCCCGAGAGCATGCCTTTTGGTCGCCTTGTCGAATATTATCAAGAATTAAAAAGGATGTTTGGCTCCGAAGATGGCATACACCTTCTCAATATAATAGAAGGCAGCCATGAAAGCGCGTTCTCCATTGATCGTAGCTTCGAGACATCCTTTCGAAAACGCCTCTATGAAGTTCAGGAAGGCACAGCCAATAAGGTGGCTATGCGGGCGCATAGTGTAATTAACGCTATGTTGGCAGAAGATGGCACCAGCGGTTCTCTCTATGACAATGATGGGGCTAACATCATTGTTTTTCCCGGCAGAAAGTCTGAAAAAAATACTGGCTTCAAAATTAGAGACACAGCTACATTTACCGGGGAACTGTATCATATTTCTGGCGCTGCTGGAGACGCAAAGGCCCGAATAGCGACTGAAACGTATGGCGTTGTGTTTTGTACAACTACTAGAGATATAGCCAAGTCTCTGCGAGATTTTCTCTTTGAAGATGTCCGCGTCAACGGTCGCGGCATATGGGCGAAGCTTGACGATGGGTCTTGGAGCATAGAAGATTTTGTCATTACGGATTTTTCTCCTGTTAAAGCGGAATCTCTAAGAAGTGCTATTGATCGTATCAGATCTCTTGATTTGCATTGGCCGACAGATCCTCTTGGTGAAATTCGGGACCTAGAAGAAAGGGTCTTTGGCGTAAAATGATAGTTGCCCTCGATAACACTTTCCTCTCTCTTCTAATGAACCCCAATACTCTTCCCACCCCAAACCCGACTACTGGTAAACCCGTTGATTATTGTGCGCTACGCGTTGAAGCTCTAATCGATACGCATAGTAGAAAAGGTGATACAGTTCTCATACCTACGCCATGTTTGGCTGAAATGCTTTGCATTGTCCCGGACTTCGAAAAAGCTATTACAGAAATTGGGAAATCAGCAGCCCTAGAAATAGCCCCTTTCGATGCAAGGTGTGCCATAGATTTGGCGCATATCACGCGAAGCTCTATAGCTTCCGGCGATAAGAAATCCGGCCAAATGATACCTTGGCAACAGGTGAAATTCGATAGACAAATCGCAGTCATCGCTAAAACGTCAAGAGCCGAGGTGTTTTATACCGACGATGCCGCTCAGACTGTTTTTGCTCAGAAAATTGGCTTGAACGTCAAACACACATGGGATCTCGATCTCCCTCCAAAGTACGCACAAACGTCTCTAGAAATAGAAACTAGTTAATTAGACCTATCGATTTTTAAGATGACCAAGCCTCGCGAAAGCGGGGCTTTTTTGTGCGTTGATTCCCCTCATGATGACCACGGCGCTGGCTGGTGTCATCAAAAAGTTGTAAGTTGCGCATTTAGCTATTTACATTGGTTGCTAGTTGTGCAACTATCATCTCAACAAACGAGATCGGAGCGCAACATGCATCCCTCAGTACAGACAACCCACAACGAAGTGGCAAAGACGCTTATCGGCCTGACCGTAAAGGCAGAAAAGCCGGTTCGCGCCTACACCCGCCAGAGCCGTGTAATGGCCCGCGCATGGGCTGATCATCGCGAATGGCTTGCAGAGCATCCGAACGCTTCGGCCCGTTATCGCCGCATCATGTTCGCGCATCACTTGAAGCACGCTCATGTGTTCGTGAATGCGCAGATCAACCCAGTTTTCATCACAGACGAACAGTCCCGTTTTATCGGCTCTGACAGCCGGTGGAGGTAGAAGATATGGAACTCATCCACACCCCCGTTGCTTCTGACCTCAACCGAGAACGTGGGATTGACGCATATCGCCTCACAAGCTTTACGCCTGAAAAGCGCGCCGACGCCGATATCGCCGGTTACATCAAAGATGTGATGGCTTTCGCTGAAATGCTTGAGGCCTATGCTACGACGCCAGAAAAGAAGGCTGAGGCTGTTGCACAAGTTGAGCGATACCGCCTTCGCTACATCCAGTGGGAGAATACACTGTGGGCCGCTAAGAGCCGCACCGCGTCCCCAATGATCACCGGCCCTGCGCGGTTCCCAGTTGAGCGTAACCGCAAAGCTATGGACGCTGAGCACAAGAAGATCGGCGCCTATCTGGAATGGCTGGAGAAGGCCAAAAAAGCTGCGATCAAGGCCGTTGATATGGTCGGCTATGTCGCGCCACCAAAGCCAGAAGGCGCGAAGACAGGACAAAAGGTAAATGAATTTGACGGTTTCAAAGTAGTCGAAAACTTCGACATTGACCGTGTTCAGTTCATTTTCCCAGACAAGCCAACCGAAGCGGAACGGGCAATCCTCAAAGGCGCAGCGTTCAAATGGGCACCAAGTCAGGGCGCTTGGCAGCGACAGCTCACGAACAACGCAATAGTCGCAGCTCGCCGCGTCATTGCTCAGCTTAGCGAGAGGGCCGCTTGATGACCCTCTACACCTTCATAGCAATCCTTTTCACCGTCGCCATTGTCAGTGTTGCAGGAGCATTTCTCATGCTCTGCCACCTCGAAAGAATGGCGGATATCGCAAGGAATGAAGTCGATGTTTGATCGCCTCTCCCGCGAAGAAATCATCCAGAAGCGCCGGGAAATCGAGCATTTCCTGAAAACAGACCCCGACATTCCAACCCGCCGTTATCTCGATCAGAAGGACGCCGAACTCTATGCGGCGCTGGAACGGCTTGAAGCAGAGGAATTGGCAGCATGAATGCGCAAGCACTTGATATTCAGCATACCGTCGATGTTCAGCCAGCCCCGCCGCGCAATGTGGTGACGGCAACCGACATGCTCAGCCAAGCTCTGGCGTCTGGCGCTGGCGTCGAGGTCATCGAAAAGCTGATGGCTCTCCGGGACCGGCAGGAAGCCACAATGGCGCGGCGCGCTTTCGATGAGGCTCTTGCCGCCGCTAAGGCTGAAATCCCTGTAATCGCGAAAAACCGCAAGGTTGACTTCACGTCGCAGAAGGGGCGCACCCACTACGCCCACGAAGACCTTGGCGAAATTGCCAGAACAGTTGATCCGATCCTTGGCAAATACGGCCTGTCGTATCGCTTCCGCGTGAAGACGGAACAAGGTCAGGTGCATGTCACCTGCATCGTTGCCCATCGTGACGGCCATTTCGAGGAAACGACGCTTTCCGCTGGCCATGACCAGTCCGGCAACAAGAACAGCATTCAGGCGGTCGGAAGCACGATTACCTATTTGCAGCGCTACACTCTCAAGGCCGCACTCGGTTTGGCGGCGTCTGATGATGATGACGGTCGATCGCATGGCAAAACTGTCGACGATGACAGAACGCTTACCGTTGAGCAGAGAGACGAAATTCTTCGCCTGATTTCCGATGCCGGTATGGAGGTCGATATTTGGTGCGACTTCTACAAGGTGGAAGCCGTCCAAGACCTCGCCGCATCAAAGTTTGAAGCGGCCCGCAAGAAGCTCAATGCAACGATTGCAAGCCGTAAGTCCGGAGGGCAGGCAAATGGATGAGATTATCCAAGGGTCGGCTGAATGGTTCGCAGCAAGACTTGGCCGCGTTACCGCATCCCGCGTTGCCGATGTAATCGCCAAGACCAAGACAGGATACGGCGCGTCCCGCAAAAACTACCACGCGGAACTCGTTCTCGAACGGCTGACAGGCACGGCTACCGAAGGCTTCACGTCTCCCGCCATGCAGTGGGGGACCGACAACGAGCCTGACGCCCGTTCGGCCTATCAGTTCGAGAAGAATATTCGAGTGGTTCAGGTTGGCTTTGTCGCCCATCCATCTATCGCAATGACAGGCGCGTCCCCTGACGGACTGGTAGGCGATGACGGGCTGCTGGAAATCAAATGCCCGAACTCAGCCACTCACCTAGACACCATCAAATCAGGTGAAATTCCATCGCGCTATGTCACGCAGATGCTGTGGCAGATGGCATGCACTGGCCGCGCATGGTGCGATTTCGTGTCGTACGATCCACGCTTTCCTGATGAGATGCAGCTTTTCATCAAGCGTCTGGATCGCGACGATCAGGTCATTGCCGATCTTGAGGCCGAAGTCGTCAAATTTCTCCACGAGGTTTCCGAAACCGTCGAAACACTGACCCGCAAATACGGCTGCGGTTTCGACACGACCGAAATCACGGACGAAGTCCGATACATGATGGCGGGTTGAGACATGTCAGCGCCTATAACCATGAAATGGGACGGTGAGGCTTTCTATCCGGCCTCCCCTTATTGGGCGTCCCGCGCAGATCGGCAGTTTGTTGTTGGTGAAACTTACAAGCTTGTCGAGCATCACGACCGATCGGAAGCGAGCCACAATCATTATTTCGCTTCCATCGCCAACGCTTGGAACACGTTGCCGGATCATCTTCTGGCCGAGTACCCAACTGCCGAGCATTTGCGCAAGAAAATGCTGATTAAGTGCGGCTATGCCGACGAGCGCAGCATCGTATGCGCCAGCAAGGCCGAGGCCGAGCGCATGGCCGCATTCATCAAACCGATGGACGCCTACGCGGTCGTTATCTTCCGCGAGGCTGTCGTGAAAGTTTTCACCGCCCAGAGCCAGAAAGTGAAGGCCATGGGCAAGCGCGAATTTCAGGAAAGCAAAGAAGCCGTTCTCGCCGCAATCGACAGATTGCTTGGCGTGGAACCCGGCGCAACCGCGAGGGCTGCTGCATGATCCCCTCTTTCATTGCGAAATTCTTCAACTGGCTTTTCCCCGAACCGGAGCGCCGCGACCTTCAGGCCGAGATTACCGCCAAGATCGCGGAAATAGAGACGGCCAAGCGCCAGCACCGCCCGCGAAGCCACCTCTACGACGAACTCAACGGCCTGATGGCCGAGCAACTGGCCGAAGAACTTGGCTACGCGAGGTACTGACATGGCTGCTGCATTCAGAATGCCACGATATGACACTGCATTCTCACTGGCCCCAGCCAAGGGGAAGAAGCGCCCGCGCATCGAAGATGGCAAACATCTGGCATGGATCAGAACCCTGCCGTGCGTCATCACTGGAGCATATGGCGTCGAGGCCGCTCATATCCGCTTTGCTGATTTCCGCTTCGCCAAGCGCGAAACGGGCAAGGCCGAGAAGCCGGATGATAAATGGGTTCTTCCCCTCTCCCCGGAAATGCATCGCGAACAGCACAACATGAACGAAAATGCATTCTGGCAAAAGTACCAGATTGACCCCACTCCAATCGCGATGGCTCTCCACGGAATTTCAGGCGACGACGAAGCCGCCCTTGTCATCATTCGGAACGCGAGGGCGCGAGCATGACCACCATACCGGAAGAAGCCGTGAAGGCGGTTATCGGAGTACCGGTTTCCGGACCTTACCTTTCGAAAGCGGAAGCAGTAGAAATCATCGAGGCCGCGCTCCCCTTCCTCTCCGCGCTTGAGCCATCCGCAGCGCGTGAGCTGGCGTTGGAGGAAGTTGTGGAGACGCTTGAATACGTCGACAGGATGTTCCGGCTCGACCTGAGCAAATATATTGATTGGGACGGCGACGACTTCAACCAAGCTATTTTTGATACGCATCAGCGAGTTAAGAAAGCTCTCCGCGCCCTATCCTCCCCGGACCATGCCGACGCCGGTAAGGTCGAGGGGGATGGGTGGCCGACAGGAGAATATGAAGTCGATTATGAAGTGATCTGCAACGGAGAATGGGTTGCTGGTTCGACCGATCTCAACGATGCAAAGCATTACGCTGCCGTCTATTCGCACGATGGTGAAATCGAGATAGTCGAAGCTCGCACCTACCGCCGCCCTCTCCCCTCTGCACCTGCTTCGGAGGGCGCGGAATGAGCAAGCAAGGGAACAGCAGGGTTATCGATTTCCGCAAAGGAAAATCGACATGGGGCCACGCGCTGCACGGCAGTACGATGTCACTGGTAAAATCAAAGAACTTGTTCAGACGGTTTCTCGATTGGCGGGAGGGTGCACTTCGATATTCGATGATGTGCCACTGCTCGCAGTCCCCAAGGATCGGAGACAATGTTCTGTGGACCTCCAATAATGGCGAAATTTCCGCAACAATCTATGCTGTCGAGTGCTGCCGCGATCCACGAGATATGTTCAAGATTTGCGTCAAGTTGCTTCCATCAGGAAGGATAGCCCACCCATCAGGAGGCGACCGTCATGGCGAGTGAAGTCAACCACCATGTGGGCTACAGCCGAGAAAATGAATGCTGGTTCGTTCGGTTCTATCCGTACCAGACGGAACAGCAGGCCAGTGAGGCGGCAGCGGCATTCACCCTCCCCGCTCCTGCCGCTACAGATACGGGGCTGGAGACGGTTGGCTACACAAACAAGAACTACACTTCAATATGGCGCGGAGAACAATGCTGTAACCCAGAATACAAAATTGCAGTAGTCACCCGCTCGCAGGCTGAGGAGCTATTGGCGGCGGAAATCAGACGCGAGCGCGATCTTGCCGAAAAGCAGCTTTCAGAGGTCGTTGATCGTATGTCCGACGACTATCTAGCTTTGAAAGCCGACAACGCGGCGAAGGAGACGAGGATTAAGGAGTTGGAGGAAGAAGTTGAGTGGGCGCAAAACGCAGTCCTAGCGCGTCAACGTCACGCAGAAGCACGGTGTGAAACCCTCGAAGCCAAGCTCGCGGCTGCTGAAAAGGCGCTGGAGTTCTACGCGAACCGAGAAAACTGGAAGAACGGGCGTTTCGAACAGGCGGAAGGCGGGACGGTTCTTCGACATCACCCCTCATCCGTTCATAAAGATCGCGGCGCAAAAGCCCGCGCCGTGCTGGGAGGGAATCTGTCATGAACAAGCTTCTTCCCACTGTCTGGATCATGCGCACGATTGATGGCTGGTATCCGATCCAGCCGAGCGAGAAATGCCGCCCGGAAGATCACGGCAATCTCAACGACCACGTTATTTCAATCGAGGACGCCAACGGCAATGTGCTTTGGCGCAGGGTGAAACAATGACCGACCTCATTACCCGCCTCTCCAAGCTAGACGCGCCTGACAGGGAGCCTTCAACCATGGACGAAATACTGGAACAGCAAGCCAAGGTGAACGTGCTGCGTCCGGGTCGCATCGCCCTCTTGCGCGCAAAGGAGGCATCGAATGCCTGATATCGTCGCAATCTTCCATGAGGCCGTGAAAAAGGGATGGCCTGATTTTACCCGACGCAATGCCAGCGACTTTCTACGGAGCTATTTCGGCAAAGAATATCGAAGCATCAGTCCAGAGCGGGCAAAGCTCGTCGCTCAAGAATACCTTGATGAATATGGCGTTGCAGCCGATTACCCGCAGGAGGCCAACCATGCCGAGTAAGGAACAACCGAAAATCTACGTTGATATGGCCTATTCGCTTCCCGATCAGATGGTAACGACACAGGAAATTCCGACCGCGCTTCTCCGCTGGAATGAAGGCGTCTTGGAACAGCGTATCGAGTTGAAGGAATGGAACAGTCTGGGCGACATGATCAATTGGACAACGTTCTGGCGTCCGGTGCCGACCTTTGCCGCCTCCGCACTTGGGGAGCAGAGCGAATGAAGCTGACGAAACAGCAAACTCACGCTTTAAAACAGATTGCCGATAGTTTTGGGAAATCCGGCAGGTTCTGGCGTGACCTTGGAATTAGGCCGCAAACGATAGCAATTCTGGAAAGCAAGGGCTTGGTTGGCGCTATTTGGCGTCCGTTTACCGGAGAAACAACCATCCTTAAACGTTCGTGGCGCATCACCGAAGCAGGCCGCGCCGCACTGCGGGAAAGGGAGTGAGGATGAGCAGGAGAGCCATTGCCGTTTCTGTTGACATCATATCCCGTGCCATCAAAGGCGCAAAGAAAGCTGGGGTTGACGTCAAGAC